GAGATTTCAGCATGACGCACAAAGAATTACTACAACTGCTAGCAGATGCTGGTTTTGACACTGGTTGGGTGCTACTAGGCGAAAAACTAACCTTGTGGGAACACGACATCGAACCACCAGCACCACTAACACGACCCGAGGCAACAGATGAAACGCCTAGCCCTGATTAGCCTGCTCGCCATCACCCTCACAGCCTGTGCAGACCGTACAAGAGTGAACTGCGAACGCATCAAAAACAAAGCCCCCGGTGCAGTAGAAACCACTGTGCAAATTGGTGGTGGTCGCTGTGGCTAGAACGCGATACACCAACGACGAAATCAAAGCCCGACTAATACTGATCGTCGGCATCACATTGTCAGTCACATTTGTAGCATCTACAGGCGCTCTGCTGTTCGGACTTTTATTCGTGGTACAGCCTCTAGAGGTCAGTGAGAATGATAAATCTGCCTGGGCGCTTTTATCGCCCATGATGCTCTTTCTTAGTGGGGCGCTCTCATCGTTGCTCGCTTCAAACGGAATCAAAGGACCACCCAAACCACCAACAAAGGACACAGAATGACCCTGAACCTCACACCCTCACAGAAGGCTCTCCTAGCCTCCTACGGACGCTCACTGCTGGCAAGTGCTGTCGCTACATACACAGCAACACAAAGCCCCACAGCAACACTCAACGCAGTCTGGGCTGCAGCCATCCCCACAGCCATGCGCTATTTCAACCCAGCAGACAAGGCGTTTGGTAAGAGCGCGTGAAATACACTGGCTATGACAAAACAGCCACCGCCAAAATGGAAGGCACCGAACGCTTTGTCCAGCTGTGCAGTCGCCGGTGGGGCATGACAAACCTCGGCACCCTAGTCGTACGCCAAATGCGATCAGGTCAAGGCATGTCAGTACACGCCACAGGCCGTGCAGCCGACATTGGATTTGCAAACACCAAAGCAGGACGCGCCGATGCAGTCGAAGCGATGCTGTGGTTTGTCAAGTATTACAAAGAGCTAGGCATCGAGGAAGTGCACGACTACGGCGGTCTGATAAACGGCACCTGGCAGGGATGGCGCTGCAACCGTAAAGGCAAGCCAGGCTGGAAATTGTGGACTGACACCGATAATGGCGGGTCTAAAAACGGCAGGTGGATACACGTGGAACTGGCAGGCAAAGGCAACGGTGGCCACGCTGAGGACGGTGACGCTCTAGAAGCAGCCTGGCGAGCCCTACCAAAACCAGCAAAACCGTAGGTATCCACCACAAGCAATTTGATTTTGCTATGGTGACAAAACCAACTACAAAAGGAACCCGACATGACCTTTACCGACTTACCACTATTCAGGACTTCAGACCCTGAAACCAGCAGGCAAATAAAGCCGTTGCGCGTAGGGAGCCACAGAGCAATCCTGCTACGCCAGTATTTTTACGCCACTCTTGGCCTGACCGATGAGGAAGCAGGCGCTCGAGCCGTCCTAGACGGTCACGATATAAAGGGCTATTGGAAGCGCTGCAGCGATTTACGCACACTGGGACTAATCCAAGACACAGGCGCGCGTAGAGCCCTTACAAGTGGCTCTCAGGGCATTGTGTGTGCAATCACCCAGCAAGGCATAGACGCTGTAAAGGCCATGTCATGAGCGCAGACGCTATTTTCTGGTGGTCTAGCCTTTTTGGCTTCGCCTGTGGCGTAGGCATGACCTGTGCCCTACTTGCCTGGTGGAACCACCGGTGAGCCAAAAGCCAAAGGTCTACACCTACATACCGTTAGTATCGGCAAACAGGAAATTACTAGTACAGGTGTTTATAGACCCTGAAACAAATCTGATCGTGCAGGCCCAAGTGGCCACTAGGTATGAAACCTGGGGCACGTGGGGATTGCCTACCGAGGTTTTTGAGGATTGAAAAAAATAATGGTCATAGCAATACTTTCGACAGCTCTAATGGCGACACCAGCCCACGCGCAAGAGGAATGGAACCACCCCATGCCTAAAAAGTGGTACATCAAACTTGCCCAGTGCGAGACCGGCAATAATGTGCAGCATCGGACAAAATCGTACGTTACAGCCTTCGGGATTTACCGCCCCACTTTTAACAACTGGGCTCACACATCAGACAAGAAAGCCCACCTACTCACATTTGCCCAGCAGGCTCGCATTGTTGATCGCATTGCCTACAAAGGCCACACCGAGAATGGGCGCTATCGCTGGCCTGTAGGGCTTTACGGCTGGGGTGCTATAAAGAATAATTGCAATGGCCTGAACGATGACCTATGCAAATCTAACCACCCATCTGTTATAAAAATAAGACGCTGTAAGCATTAAAAAAGGAACACCCGACATGGACATTGAGGAAGCATTTGCAATAATGCACCCATCGCTAAATCACAAACAGATGCAGCACCACGACAAATGCAACCACGGCCTCAGCACTTGGTTTCCCAAGATGGATTGCAGACAATGCGAACTGCTCGAAATCATTGATGTATTGCAAGCTCAGGCACAATCGTTGAGCACAGAAATCGCTCGTCTTGAAAGGGTGTATGCCGGTGGGCTTTGATCTAGATTCCTACGAACCAGTAGCCAGCAGAATCCAACGTTTCTACGAGGCCTACCCAAATGGCGCTATACATTGCGAAATAGTGCACGATGACGGCAAGCGCGTCATGGTCAAGGCAACCGTGTGGCGAGACATAAACGATGCTCAACCATCAGCTGTGGACTTTGCTGAAGAGCATTTGACAGATAGGGGTGTGAACGCCACCAGCAGGGTAGAGAATGCGTGTACAAGTGCCACAGGCCGAGCCATCTCAATAGCAGCGCATGGGCTTGGGCCTAGCGATTGGACTAAGAAACCTAGCCGTGAGGAGATGGGCAAAGTTCAGCGCATGACTACGACTACCAGCTCTGATGGTGTCACTACTGAGCGCCCAGCAAACGCACCAAGCGATAAGCAGGTGTGGCTCTATAAGAAACTGCTCAAAGAGGCTGGCAAACTTCCACCATTAGACCTGGCATCATGGGACAAGTTCAAAATCAGCAAAGCCATCGAGGCGCTAAAGAATAATGAGCCCGAGGAAATCCCATTGCCCGAGGAGGAGCCATTCTGATGACTGAGTTTATTGGTCTGGTAATCATGGTGTTCAGCGTGTTTATGACTGGGCTTCTACTTGGTCAGGCAAGCAAGAAATGATGCCCTACGGCCTGAATGGGCACTACCACTACCCCGATTGTGAAGCAAAACTCAACAGCGACCCTGATTGTCACTGTGTAGGCAACATGGCTAAGCAGCTCAGCGTGCTTGCAGAGGAATGTGGCAGGCTCATGGCAATAAACCGACAACTTGTAAAGCAGCTCAACAATGCCCCCCATGACTGAAGCCTCAGAGGCCATATTTATGGATCAGGTGATACGCCTTGCCAAAACGCAAGGCTGGCTAATCTTTCACGCATCACCCAAAATGGTTAGGCCAGGAGTATGGCGTTCTGATGGCCGTGGCTTTCCTGATTTAGTTCTTGTGCACAAAGGTGGCCGAGGCATTATCTATGCAGAACTCAAAACAGATTTAGGCAGACTGAGTGAGCACCAGCTCGACTGGGGCGAGGCAATCCTTACTGCCGGTGGGGAATACCACGTATGGCGACCACAGCACCTGCAAGCCATCGCAGAAAGACTCGGCCCACAGTGATCAACTTCTGGTATGGCCTGCTATTCTGCCTCGGCATTGCAGCAATCCTTAGATTACGCAAACCCTAAACAACTACATACGACCACGGCCTCGTAGGGGATTGCACTCTGCAGGTATAAAACACGGTGACGTGGGTAGAACTGGCGCGCCTAACCACCTGTGATGACTTGACGTGAAGGGCTGTTAGGGGAAGTCGCCAGTGCAGCGTTCCCTAACGACACAAAAGGCGATTGGTGTTCCACCCTAAACAGTCCGGCAGCCAACAGCACACAGCTGTGAAATGTGGGGGGCACAAACCACACGACTCGCAGTAGCAACCGAGAGCAACCGAGCTTGCGAGGGCGGTAGTAACATCAGGCCAATGACATCCCCATACAACGACCCGACATACAAAGCCAACCGCAAACAAATCCTCAGTGACGGCAAAGACACAATCTGCGCACTATGCGGCAAACCAGGAGCCAACACAGCAGACCACATCATCAGCCTCATGCACGGCGGAGACAACAGCATCGACAACCTCCAGCCAGCACACCAGCGTTGCAACAGCAAAAAAGGAGCTACCGAACAAAACAGACGCGCCGCACTCCAAGCCCAACAACGCCAACAAAACACCAAAACCGATTTTTTTACCGAAATTACCGAAACCCCGACCCTTATTTCCGCCGTCTTTTTGGAGAACCAGCCTGAACTGGCGGGAACTGGCGAGATGTCGGATCATGATTGGCGTACCGGCAGGGAACAGCCCCGATTGGAAAGCGTGGGTGTTGGGGCCGAGAGTTATGGGGCTCTTGTGGCTAGCTGGTGTGAACGTCATATGGGTATGACTTTGATGCCGTGGCAGGTGCATGCGTTGTCTGGGCAGTTGGCTCATGATGAGGCTGGTGTTTTGCAGTTCCGTGAGTCTTTGGTGAGTACGGCTCGACAGAATGGTAAGTCTGTTGCTTTGCAGGCTTTGATTGGGTGGTGGATGACCGAGGGCGCTGTTATTCGTGGCGGGCCTCAATCTGTGATGAGTGTTGCTAACAAACTTGATCGTGCTGAGGCCATTTTTCCTTTGCTAGCCAACATTCTTTGCGAAACTTTCGGTGGTAAGAAACTTGCTGCTATTGGTCGTAAGTCTGTCGAGATGCTAGACGGCTCTAGGTGGGAGATTCGAGCTGCTACTAAAAGCCTTCACGGCGGGTCTCATGACCTGATCGTCTGTGACGAATTATTTGACATTGATGCGGAAGTTGTGGACTCAGCGCTGCGCCCCAGCCAGATTGCGCGCAAGTCGCCATTGCTTTCTATGTGGTCTACAGCTGGCGACCAGCACAGCGAAACCATGATTAAATTACGCCAGCAAGCCATAGCCGACATTGACAAAGGCGTTGCAAGCCTGTTTTATTTTGCTGAGTGGTCAATGCCGTCACACTTGTCGCCACTTGACGAAAAAAACTTTTGCTGGGCCAACCCTAGTTTGGGAACCACAATAACGATTGACGCGCTCAGGGCCGTGTCTAAAAAAGACTCGTTTCTACGTGCGCACCTGAACCAGTGGATTACGGCTAGGGGTGCCTGGCTGGATTTGGGAATTTGGGAAAAAAACCAAACAGATATTGCTATGCCGGCAGGTGGCATTTTGTCTGTGGATAGTTCTGTGGATGACGCTCGCTACTGTGGCGTAAGAGCCGTAGAAGTCGAGGGCACAGTCATAGTCCAAACTGAATTTGTAGTTGAGACCGAGGCTGACATGTGGACAGCCATTGCCAGGGTCATGGAAAACACAGAAGTGCAGCTGCTAATTACGCCCACTTTAGAAATCCACGTACCGGTCAATTTACGCAGGCGAACCACCATCACTGGCTATGCAGAACTGACTCGTTTCACAAGTCTTGTTCGTTCAATGATTCACGAAGGCAAAGTCAAGCACCACGGCGAAAGCCTTTTAGCAGATCATGTCTCAAGGGCAGTCCTAGTCAAAACACCGTCAGGAGCTGTTATCAGCAGTCAGCGTTCACCTGGCCCAATCGAACTTTGCCGATGCATGATCTGGTCAGTCTCGCAAGTGTCTAAACCAAAACAGGCTGCAAAGCCAATGATGGTTGTGGTAAATCGCTAAGATTACGGCGGTACTGCTCTTGTCGTTGTCGGGATGATTTGAGCAGTAC